GAGGTATTGGTACTGACTGGTCTGCTGTTCGTTCAGTGAATGAATCTGTAGGTACTCATGGTGGTAAGTCTTCTGGACTTATCCCTTTCCTTGGAGTGTCAGACCGTAGTACCCTTGCCATATCTCAGGGGGGACTTCGTAGAGCTTCTGAAGCAGCTTACCTTGATATCTCACATCCTGAGATTGAGGAGTTCATTGACATTCGTAAAGAGACTGGTGACAGTAGCCGACGTACTCCTAACCTTCATCATGGTGTTGTAATATCAGACTTATTTATGGAGTCAGTGCTTGAAGATAAACTGTGGGTACTTACATCTCCTAAGACTGGTGAGTCTATCCGTACTGTATCAGCTCGTAAGCTATGGTCTCAGATCCTAGAAGCTCGTATTACTACAGGAGAACCATACCTACTATTCATTGATACTGTCAATGACTTAGCACCAGAGGAGTATAAACATGAAAACATCAAAGTTACAACATCTAACCTCTGTACTGAGATTACGCTTCGAACTGACGATAACCATAGTGGAGTTTGTTGTCTTGGTAGCATTAATCTTGAGTATTGGGATGAGTATCAACATTGTTTTGATCAGTTCATTGCTGATTGCTCTGATTATCTTGACAATGTACTTCAGTCTTTTATAGACTCGACAGAGAATCTTCCTGGCTTTGAACGAGCTAGAGCTGGAGCCATTGATGAAAGAAGTATCGGACTTGGAGTAATGGGCTTCCATTCACTGCTTCAGTCTAAGCTTATTCCCTGGGAATCTTCTATTGCTAAAGGTCTCAACATGAAGATCTTCAGTATGATTAAGGAATCAGCTGATAAGCATAACCTTATTGCAGGTGGATCAGGTTGTCCCCTAGCTAGACGCACTACTAATGGTACTGACTACAAGCGTAACATTCATGTCACAGCCATAGCTCCTACCATGAGTATCTCATCACTATGTGGTGTTACTTCTAGTGGTATTGAGCCTTGGGTTACGAATGCTTTCACTAAGAAGGTTAAGCAGGGATCTTTTGCTATTAAGAATAAATATCTTGAGAAAGTTATAGAAGCTAATGCAGGATTCCTCGCTACACCTGATGATCGTTATGAACATGTATGGATTGAGCAGCAGTGGGATTCCATCAAGAAGAACGGTGGTTCTGTACAGCATCTGGATTGGATGTCACAGGATATCAAGGATGTATTCAAGACTGCATTTGAGTTAGATCAGCGTTGGCTCCTAGAGCTTGCTGGTGATCGTTCACCACTGGTTGATCAGGGACAATCCCTTAACATCTTCATTCCAGCAGGATCATCAGTTCAGTACATCTCAGACCTTCATATCCTTGCTTGGAAGAAGAAGATCAAGTCACTATACTACGTTCGTTCTACAGCAGGAGTATCCGCTTCTACTGCATCAGGTGAACGTAAACAAATACAACATAAGGAAATAGATATGATGTCTGATACCTGCTTGGGCTGCACATGAGTACCCTAATTCACATTAATGGTATTCCCACATTCAAGTCTTCTAAAGGCTTCCGATACCCTGAATTCTGGAACTATTACAAAGAACATGATCGTGCTCACTGGACTGCTGATATCATATCACTGGCTAAAGACATTCAGGACTTTGATAGAGCTTCTCCTAAAGAGAAGGATGACATCACTCGTACCATGAGACTCTTTACTCAGCAGGAAGTCTCAGTTGAGAATGGCTATGCAGTCTTACTTCGTATATTCAAACCTATTGAAGTACAGGCTATGCTATCGAACTTCATGGCTAGAGAGTTCACTCACATTGAGAACTACTCTCTATTCACTGAAACCATAGGACTCCCTAACAGTATTTATCAGGACTTCCTTGATATACCTGTTATGGCTTCTAAAGCTGATTACCTTGAGAAAGCTAAGGTGAAGAAGTACGAAGAGTACAAGGCTATGAACTTATCAGAGCTTGCTCTTGATAAAGTATTTCGTAGAGATGTAGCTCGTATGCTTGCCATCTATGCGGGAGGTGCTGAAGGTATCTCTCTCATGGCACAGTTTGCAGCACTCCTTAAGTATCAGTTCTCTGGGAAATACCCTGGTCTTTGTACCATAGTAGAGTATTCGATTAACGAAGACACTAGTCGAATTAAAAGGTTTTGAATTGCTGGGAAGCCTAAGTGCATAAGCATATGGTAATCAGCAGCTAAGGTTGCTACCCTAAGATGAAACTAATCATTCATATGTTATAGTGATGAAATAATACACGAAGGACATACATGAGAAAGTTTCATCATAAGTTTAAAAGATATAGTGCAGATACAGATGGCAATATCTATGGTATTAGAAAACCAATGGTATCTGTAATGACAAATAAGACAACTGGTTATGCAGTAGTTACATTACGCGAAGGTAATGAACAAAAGCAGTACAGAGCACATAGATTTATCTATGAGTGTTTTCTAGGAAGACCTATTAGAGATGGTTTTGTTATAAACCATATAGACGGGAATAAGCTCAATAATGCTATTTCTAATCTAGAGGAAATAACTTACAAAGAGAACACTCTACATGCTTTTGCTACTGGTCTATGTGCGCCTAAGAAAGGCGAATTAAATGGATGTGCTACTATTACAGCAGAGACAGTTAGAAATATCATAAGAGATATAATGCATAATAGTGTAGTATCAAATATAGAATTAGGTGAAAAGTATTACATGGAACCAAAGCATGTATCTTTAATAAGGTACAAGACTCGATGGAAATTCATTTTTGATGAAGATGAGTTTAAAGGCTATATTCCTCCAAAGAGTCCTTTGACAAGTGGAAATAATCTTAATAATATTTTGAAAATACTGCACTTCGCATTAACAACAACTATATCTAATAAACGTATAGGGGAATTATTTAATGTGCATCCATCTGGGATTTCTAGGGTTAGAACTAGAAGTAAACCTGCATGGGTTGATGCACTAAATATTTACAAACAACAAAGTTCAGAGACTATCGAAAACCTGATGACACCATCAGAGTTAGTAGAGTACCGTCAAGCGATGGGAAGCGGAACCACTCCATAAGGAGTATGATATAGTCCAGCCTGTATAGAAATATACAGAAGTTCATAAGAGAACTGCTACGTATTAGCGTCACGTAGTGAATACAGCGAAGAGAAGAGAATATGCACTTCATTGGAAACTGTTACTTGTTCCGTACATTCATATCTGAGAATCCTGATATTTGGGATGATGAGTTGAAGTACGATATCTATCAGGGTATCCGTGAGATGGTAGCATATGAAGAAGCTCTAGTAGATTACTTTGATTATGCTCACATTGCCAACAGTGACTTGAAGCGTTACATTCAGTATCGTGCTGATATTGCTTTAAAGGAACTTGGTATGAAACCTAACTATAATACTACTGTCAACCCATTACCATACATGGATGATGTTGTAGGTACAGTGCTCACTGACTTCTTCAGTGGTCGTGTAACAACCTACAGCAAATCTGTAGATGGTGATTGGGAAGACATAGACTATAGTAAATGGAGCAGTGTATGACACCAAAAGAATACAGTAAGAAGTATGATGCTATTGCTACATCAGAAGCATCTGCTAAAGTGAAAGCTGAAGCACTTGCTAAACTGAATGAACAATACAAAGGCGTATACTTTAAAGCCATGCAGGTCATAATTGACTCTGCACCAGACCTACCTAAAGGAGATTAAGTGTCACCATCATTAGAAAAACAGTATACAGGTGTAGAAGATATTCTACTAGAACGAGGTAATCGTTATGGTAAGTTCTCAGGTCATGCAGAGCTTACTCAAGCATTGAAAGATGCTTTCATTAAGCACTCTAACAACTTCAGCAGACTTACTCCTGCCATGAGAGAATCCTTAGATATGATCTTCCATAAGATTGGTCGTATTGGTAACGGAGATCCTTTCTATGATGACTCATGGATTGACATTGCAGGCTATGCCCAGCTTGTAGTAGATGAACTTCATGGAGAAGGCAAATGAATAACCCTATTAAAACCATCTATAAGTTTAACTTGGAAGCAGGGCTTTTAGATCAAGGATATATTGATGAGAGAGAATGTGCTTATCCTATTGAGGAGATGCTTGAAGGGCTTGTTACTTCTGAGCTATCCCAATCATTAGGCATACCTGATGTAGGACCTAAAGGCATTTCTCGTCATATCATGCACTTAGTGTCAGTACCTATGGATATGAGAGAAGTAGAGAGATTAGATAAACATCTTGATGCTATTGTGTTTTGCTTTGGCTCTATTTTTAAATTAGGTCTTTCACCTCAGCAAGCAGCACATGCGCTTGAGATTGTTATGCAAGCTAATATGCAGAAACTTCATGCTGGCAAAGATGAGCAGGGTAAACAGCTTAAACCTGATTCATTTGTTGGACCAGAAGCTGAGCTACAGAAGATCCTTGATAAACGAGATACACTATAAGAATACTATAAGAAGGTAAATGGTATACTCCACTTACCTAAATGTATAAGGAAGTATTATGTGGATTAAAGGCTTTGAAGATAGATATGAAATAACTAGGGATGGTAGAGTTTTATTCCACAAGAATGGGAATGTTACAGAACGCAAACTAGTACCTGATAAAAATGGATATATGACTGTTAACATAAAACTTAATGGTAAAGTATTTTGTAAGAAGATACATCGTGAGGTAGGCAAAGCTTTCATACCACCTTTTGATGGAGAACATATCAATCATAAGAATGGTGTTAAGCATGACAACTCTGTAGACAATTTAGAATGGTGTTCTAACATAGATAATCTTAAACATATGAGAGATACAGGCCTGAAGCCTGTTGGTATAAAGTATAGTAATAATGCCACAGGATACTATGGTGTGTCCAATAAAAGTGGAAGATTTGTAGCTCGTGTTAGACGAGGTTCTAAAGAAGTGTATCTAGGTAGTTATGCTACACCTGAGGAAGCTTCAGCTGTAGTCCAGGAAATGCTTTTGAAAGAACTTAATGCTATATCTCCAGAAGTGGAAGTCACAACCAGCAGATTCCTTATATGAGCCAGACTATACTATCTGTCGATTATCTAAAGCAGTCTCTTAGGAGACTGTCATTAGAACATCCCAGCTCCCAGTAGTACTGATTCTAACGATATAGTCTCAGTAGGACTGTGGACTATACCATAGTATCCTCCAGCTTTAGTCACGATATTCTGATTTAGTACATTCAGATTTTCCACTCCCATTGCAGTCTCTACAGCATAGCTTCCCAGTGCACTTACAGGATGATATCTTAGTAGTCCTGCTATCACCTTCTGTACTCTCATCCAGTATGCTGGGAACATCAGGATACCATAGTCACTAAGTACTTTGATCTCTTTAGGAAGATTTGCTCTGTAGTCTATGAATGTATCATTTGCTAGAGCATATGCTTCTTCACTCGTATACTTTCGTCTGTTTCCTCTTGAACCACTTCTGGGATTCTCTCTTCCTATCAGATGTTTAGCCAGTGTATACTTTGCCATTACATCTCCCAGTACCATGTAGGCACTACCATATGCTGCAGCTTCTGATGCTGGACTTCCTAGGAATTCACTTACATATCTGCTCACACTTTCCTTATCATTCTTCTTATTCTTCAATCTCTCAGCTATCTCTACCAGTTCAGTTCCTACATCAGTACCTTTCATTTTAGAACTTGTACCTGCTGCTATCAGCCACTCATCCATTTGAGGACCAGTGTTTGCAAACCACTTGATAGCATCGAATAGCTTATTAGGATTACCTTTCTTATCATGTGTATACTTATCAATAACATTGTCTATATCTTTTTGTATACCACTGATAGTATCGAACTCTTTTATTACCAGATCTGTACTGTATGATTGTACGAATCCTGCATTGTATGCTTCATGGAAGTCCATTTCTTTCATGTCTGCTATATGCTTATCCAGAACATTCACTGCTTTCTTCTTAGCAGTCTCATTCTCTTTTGTCTTGTTCATTTCATATGTAGCATCTGCCATTCTAGCAGACATCTGTAGCTCTACCAGCTTACCTCTTGCTTTAGAGTATTCACCGTATGCTCTGTACCCATCTTTCATACCATAGTAGATCTCTGTAGGTGTCATGTCCATCATAGATAGTACTCCCACATTCGTTACAGTATCATTCAGTAGTTTCACTGGATTCATTACTACCATCTTCTGCTTAGCCAATATCACCATCTTCTTGAACATGTTCTCCCATCTTGCAGCATCTCTATTATCATTACCGAATATCTGTCCATTCTTATATCCCAGTAGTACTTCTGATACACCTCTCTTTACCAGAGATACTTTCTTGTTGAAGTTGTTGAATGTTGTCAGTCCTTCTGGAGTTCTATAGTATTGAGCTATCATAGGGTATTCTTTCTTTAGATCATCGAAGCTTTTGATATGCTTCAGTGAAGGAGCAGTATAGTCTATGTTGATGAATGGTTCTACTTCTGTTCTTTCACCTTTTAGACCTACTCTATCATTCTGCTTTAGTATTCTTTCCAGTTCTTTCATGCCGTTTTCATTCTTGATAGTTCTTGTACCATTCTCCAGTAGAGTTCTTCGTACTGCTTCTGATGCTATCAGATCTTTGTTATGGAGATATGTTCTGTATAGACTATGAGCAGCATTCTCTACCATATGTAGTTTCTCTGTCTTCATCTCTTTGCTCAGTAGCACTCTGAATCTTGATCCTTCTTGTACCATGCCATTATGGAATAACCATGACTCTCTTGCTTCATCACTGTTGAGTGTTCGTAGCTTATCCACTATAGGTTTGCTTTGATCTCTTGATAGCAGTGCACCATTGGAGTATCTGTTGAGTTCTAGCCCTACACCAGTATTGTATCCTGACTCATAGTTCTCTCTTGCTAGGATTCCTACAGTATCTTTTGTAGCTTCTTTTACTACTATCCACCCATTCTCACTTGAGTTATCACTTCTTCTCATCTCAGACAATGTTACTGCTTTGTACTCGAAGACTTTATCATGGATATCCATGCTATAGCTTCCATCATACATACCATGATATCCTGCATCATCAGAGTAGTTCATTCCTCTGTAGTCTACACCCTTCTCATTCAGCTCATCATTCATCTTCTTGTTGATCAATGCTAGAGACATCATCCAGTTTCTAGTATCAGTATCCATATCCTGTAGTAGCTTCTGACTTCCAGGGATTGTACTCATTGCTTTGAGTGTTGTATACAGCAGTGCTTCCTTGCTGAAGATTCCTGTAGCATACACATTCGTCTTATTGGCGGCAGTCTCACCTGTAGTCCAGTAGTTTGCTACATCATCCAGTTTTGATATGCTCTCAGCAGTCATCTTAGAGCTTACCTCTACCATTGCCTCTTTTATGGTGATCTTGCCTTCCAGAATATTATTGAACATTGTCTCATTCAATACCAGATTTGCTATGCCTGTATCAGCGAACATTCTATGGATCTTCTTCTGATCTCCTTTAGAGTATGTATCTTTCAGTAGTCTATCCAGCTTAGCCATATTCTCCAGTTCTTTCACTGATTCTTGCTGATACTGATTGGATAGCTTCAGTGCTTCTTTCACCACTTTATCTTTCACATCTCCTGCCAGTCCTAGAATATAGTGCATACGTTGAGCGAAGTCTCCACTGTAGAATCCATTACGTAGCATACTCACAGCAGTCTTATACAGCGCAGAGTTTCTCTTCATGTTGACATGTGCTTTCTTCAGAGGAGGACCCATATGCCCCACCATAGTATCACCCCAGATTATCATCCAGTCTGACATGAAGCTGTTACTCTTAGAGATAGTATCATTGATAGCATTATATGGTGCCATTATGATTCCACCATTATGATCAGTCTCCTTCACCATGTTAGCAGGAGAGAGCTTCTTAGTGCTCACAGTAGCATTCAGCTTAGCATTGTCATCTATAGACTGTATTGCACTCATGATTGTATCTGTATCCAGTTCTAGACTGTTGATATCTCCCAGATCTTTGAATGCTTTGTATGCTTTTATTATGAGATCTTTGATCACTTCCATTATAGTCTTCTGAGACGTTCCAAATTGTCCTAGAATAGCTTCAGATATCTTAGGCTCATTTGATAGTATAGATACTAGCTCAGCTGTCTGATACAGTCTCTTATGCTCAGGTTTCTTATAGGAGACTTTTGGGTCTAGGATATAGTCTATACGTGCCTGTACATCTGCTGATACCTTACCTTTCATAGATGGTAGTTTATTCAGCACTCTTCCTAAGTACTTCATTTCTATGCTATCAAGATTATGCTGCATCCATTGGAATTGAATAGCATGATCTACTTCATGTGCCAGTACTTCTACGAGTGTATTAGGAGTGAGTCCTTTCATGTTTCCTACAGTCACTTCACCATATGCTCCTGCAAACTCTTTTCCTATCTTTAATTGTACTCCTTCCTTTAATGCTTTCATTACCTTACCTAGAAGCTCTTTATGACTCTCATCTATAGGTAGTTCTTCAATCTTCTGTAGTGCTCCAAGTAGATCTCCATCTCTAATGTCTTTTCGTATTGGAGTCAGTAGTCTTTTGATTCCTTCTTTTGCTTCAGTATTTGTATTCTGGACTACTGTTTCTGCATCAGTCTCTACTTCAGTTTCAGTTCCCCATAGATCTACAGCATCCTTCTGCCCCAGTATGTTTGTCTTTACTGGAGATAGGAACTCTACCTTATTCTTCTTTAGCTCAGTGATCTTATCCTTTAGAGTCTGGATCTGTTTTGCTACAGCTTTAGAAGTATTGTCTTTATATACTTCCTCCACTTCATTCAGTGCAGCAGTGAGGTAGTCATAGTCCTTTGCCAGTTGTACCGTATATTTGTTGTATGCTTTCATGATACTCTTTGCTGTATTAGCATCTGAATAGAGTGCATCATGCACTGTCATGATTCCATCAGTATTACCTTTAGAAGCCATTACATCTCTCAATGTCAGTAGTAGTAGAGCAGCATCTGTAGCATGTTGTAGGTTGACGTTGAATGATGTCTTATTATTCAGCATCTTGTTCACTACTAGAAGTTCTTTGTCGATGTCTTTGAGAGTCATTGACTTGAGCTTCTGTATGGACATCTTCTCATTTGTTCCTAGTTCTGTACCCATTGCACTCTTGATAGTACCTTCCCACTTTCCACTCTTGTCCAGAAGAGTATACATATCATTCATCATCTTTCTGTACTCTTTGACATCACTGAAGGTATCTTCTAGAGTACGAACATAGTGATCACCAACAGTCTCACCGAAGAACTTTGATAGAGTCTCTATATCCTTTTGAGATACTTCTTTTATCATAGGCTGTAGCTTTCCTGTCACACTGCTGATCTTTGCTGTATCTGTTGTAGTATATTCTGTACCTAGTATCTCATTCACCCATTTCAGTGCAGGAGCATTACCATTGATAGCTGACTTCACCATATCCACTGCTATAGAGTTACCCATGCTGTGTCCTGTATTGTCCCCCTTCTGTCCGTAGAACCAGGGCATCATTGCATACTTCACCAGTTCACGTAGGAACTTATTAGCACCACCTTCTTTACCATTTGACATTACAGTAGTCAGTCTGTCCACTATAGGTTTGACCTCTTCATTGTATCTCATGGTATCATTAGCCACTGCTACATCTGATAGTATGTTGTATGGATCTTGTACTTCACCTTCTACAGCATACTTTCCTATACCTAGCTTCCCTAGTATCTTCTGGATAGATTCAAACCCTGAGATGTTCAATAGAGTATTTACCACACCACTTGCAGTAGCATCACTCTCTACCATGTATGATGTAGTCACTTTGTAGCCATCTGCTTTACTGATATCATGTACAGCTCTCAGTAGAGACAGTAGTTTGAATGGTGATCCTACATCGAACTTTCCTGATAGATACACCAGGTCTGCTAGAGATATTGTTCCATTCTTCCCTTTTATGCTCTCTATGACCTTACCCAGTTTACCAGTAGGATTCTTCACTTCATCTTCTGATATTCCCATCTCATCAGCCACATTTGCTACCAGTATGTTGAATGCATCCTCATTGGCTGTAGTGTACTCACCACCTGTCACCATCTGTCTTGCCATGTACTTATCACCTTGGAACTCCAGCACAGTCTGCAGTACATGTATACGTTCATTGATAGCACTTTCATAGTGGTAGTTGAATCCACCTTCTTCTGACATCATAGCTTCTATCTCATCCAGACTTTCAAGTACAGCTGCTAGGTTTCCAGTACGATTTATCTTTCGTCCTACTTCACTCATCTTAGTCAATGCTGAGTTTCCATCTACCAGTTGCAGTGCTTCTACTACATCCTTTTCTTCTGCTATGAGTTTGTCAATATCCTGATCATGCTTATCATATAGCTTCTTGAGATCTTTCAGTATACTCATTGCTTCTGGTTTGATCTTGTATTTCAGCTCACTGTACTGTTTTATGATGTCTTGGTGTTCTTTTGAGATCTTTACATCTTCAGCACCTTTTGACATTACTACAGCAGTCTGCCCTTCTGTAGCAGGTATTTCCACATTAGGAGGAGTGAACAGCTTACTGAATGTACTCACTGCATCTACCAATCTATTCTTATTCTTTCTACTGCCAGTACTCTCATTTGATGTTAGTGTCAATACTTTCATCATAGCTGTACGCTTCTTCTTATCAGCATACCTCATAGCAGGATTCATAGGATCACTCTCTACAATATTGTGCACTGGAAGATTCTCTTCAGTCTCTGTTACCATACCTAGATCTTGCATCAGCTGTATGATATGTTGACCTCTCTCAGCATACGCTTTAGCTACATCTTCTGCTGTACCTGTTAGCTTGAATCCGAATGCATTAGTGTATGCTTGTCCTATCTGGTTCACCAGCTGTAGCTTTCTTGCACCACTTGTCTTATGTTCCATACCATACTTGTTACTGATATCATACTCTGCAGTCTGACCACTTCTTATGTTGCTCATACCTATTGCTACAGCTCTTAGTACATTAGCCACAGTAGCTGTCTCACCATCTGGTAGAATATTAGACATAGCTTCTTGTGCTACATCCAGTTTACCTTCTATCTCTTTTGCTAGGTTCTGTATCTGTGTATGTTCTTGCTTACCGTATCCTAGCTTCTTTGCTATACGTTTCATGAATGTAGTATCTTTATTGTCTTTATCATATCCTTCTGCTACCACTTCATTGATCTTCTCATCAGTAGTACTCATAGGATCAAATAGCTTACCCTTCTTCTTTGAAGTCTCTGATACTCTTGTACCTTCTATTGGAGATACCTTTACTTTGGATGTTCTATCATTGAGCGTAGTGATCTTTGACATACCAGCTTTATGCAGTCTCTCTTGCTGCACCTCATCCAGTTGAGTATCTTCTTCTACTTGTACTTTAGACTCTTGTACTGTAGGTATAGTTTCCTCAGCAGTAGTAGACTCTACTTCTGTAGTTGTAGTAGGAGTCACTGCAGTATCCATTTTAGCTTTCCATCTATTAGTGTCTTCTATCATTTTAGACACAGTATCACTATATGCTTCAGTCTTTGGATCTAGCTCTTGAATCTTGTCTATATGATCATTGATACCTTCTGCTAGTTTCACATCTCTTTCACTCATGTCTTCAGTGATAGGTACTCGTCTTGAGTCTATATCAGCAGTGAATGCTTCTCTTTCAGCTTTAGCAGCATTTATATCTGCTACTTTACCAGTACGATAGTCTTTGGCTATAGAATCTAATCCTTTATTGGTGAGATCGGATACACTTGATACCACACCTGGTATAGTTGTTGCAGCAGCAGGTACACCCCCAGCTCCAAATCCTATCCCCATAGCTTCTAACCCTTGACGATGTTCTACATCAGACAGCTCAGTATTCAATTTATTGACATCAGAAGCTTTACCTTCTCCTATAGTTTGAGCATATTCAGTAGCACCTTCTACTCCAGCCTTACCAAGAAATTCTCCTCCTTTTAACCCTATAGTAGCAAGAGTGCCTCCAAACTGTTTGAGTACCGCATTCTTTACATCAGGGGTCATAGCATTGATTGTTTTTATTAGAGTATCTTTAGCAGGTTCTGATATTTTAACAGCACCCATAGATACTTTATCTCCAAGTCTATCCAAATATGTGGATACTACAGATATTCCAGTTGCTATTCCTTTTTCGGCTACAGTAGCTTCTCTGCCTTGTGCTTGAGCACTCTGCTCTAAATCATATACAGCTGCATTAGCGTTAGAAGTAGCTGTAGCAGCAAATCCTATAGGTGTCCACATAGCAGCCATTTCTGGTGCACTCTGTACAAAAGCAGTAGCCATACCTTCAGGATTTGATAGTACATTTCTTACAGCAGTGAAGTACTCACCTTTTTGAACATCATCAGCGAACTGACTCCCCATTTTACGTACTGTTTCTGGATTATACCCTACTACTTTATCAAATAGTCCAGACTTTCTAGACTGTGCCTGTTCTTGCTGCAGTTGTATAGCTTCATTTGAAATGAAGTCTCCAACAGCTCTTGTACCTTTAGTAAAGAGTTTACCGAGAGTGTCCATACCACTACCAGGAACTGTATGTTTTGCATCAAAGTTCTCTTGCATGTCTCCTACTGCGGATATGCTATCACCTAGAACTTCACCACCTTTTCCTATTAGCTGAGCACCTTTAGAGAATAGGTTAAGTGCACCACTTCCAGCAGCTTTAGGGAGATTCAGTAGATCACCTCCACCATTCAATTCTTCATTACGCTTACGGAGTTCTGCTATTGAAGGAGAAGAGTATGAGGTATTTTGATAGGGAGTAGGAGAGGTACTTGATATAGCATCTCCAGTTGCATTTGTATGTTCACTGAGTATTCTATTTATTTTAAGCTCATCTCCTTGTGCATTTTCTAATGCAATATCTCTCTGAGTGTCCAACTGTCTTAGCTGTTGCTCTAATGGTACTTTTGGTGCACCCATCATCTCTAACAGTTTTGTATCTTTTCTTTGTAGTAGGTTTTGTGCTTTGGATGAGGAATTGTTTGTATTGGTGAAGTCTTCTAGGAGTCCCATATGCTATACCTTTGTGTATTGATTATAGCATTATAGCATATGGTAGTTGTTTATTTTTTCAGTATAGTACCTGTATATCCAAGATCTAATAGTCTATCATTTACATCTTTGACATATACAGCATCAGTAACCCCTTTAGAAGCCACATCCTCTACAACACCAATTGCTGCATCTGGACTTATATTAGGGTTTGCTTTTAGAACAACTTCTGCCATACTGAGTATTTTAGATGCATCGTATCCTCCCCATCTATCCTGCATAGTTTTTAGCATACCTCCACTGTACACACTCTTTTGAGTCTTACTTGTTCTATCCCTATTAGGTATGAAGTCACTGAGAGTCCCAAGTTGTAGTGCATCAGTACCGTATTTACCTGATACAGCAGCTTCCATTCTAGGACTATTTATATTGACTTGTGATTTATATGCAATTTTAGAAGGATCATTTGTATATTGACCTTTACTGTCATAACCTACAGTTACTGTATATGGCTGAAACTTAGGGGCTTTATCAACTTCTAGTGCTTTCCTTCTTAACCCTAGTTCTTGCTTTTTAAACCCAACTTCTGTACCAAACTTCTCTTTATCCCATGCCATTAGTGAGTCTTGTTGGATCTTCTTATCTAAGTCAGAGAGTATCATATCCTTTCTAGCCTGAGCTTCTTTCATATCTGGAGCAGCTTGTAGAATTTTATCTACAACTTCACCTGTAGTAGGATCTATAGTTTGTATGGTTTTTTCCATTGGTCCTTGATCTATACTTACATTTCCAATGAAGTTCTTCTGCATAGTTGGAGATGCTTCGTACTGTTTAACAGCTTTTGCTTGTAGCCCTAAAACATCTGCTTTAGGGTTCTTATTATATGCTGCTAGGATTTGATCTGCTTGTTGGGGTGTCACCACATTTGATCTCGCTGCGTTGAGGTACTCACTTGCTTTTGCTTGAGCTTCATCTGTAGCTAATTCTTGCACATACTTTTGTGCTTCTCTATCAGCCTGTAGACCTGCTCTTGTATTTGCCATCTCTTGTAGAGAGAATTGCTTATCCCATTGAGCATCTTGCTTTGCTTCTCTAGCTAGTTTATCCTTACGCTCTTGTTCCTGTTTTAACCCTTGCATGTATTGATTTGCTACATTACCTACTTGGTTGAAGTTCTCAGTAGCAGTATTCATGCTTTGAGCACTACCACTGAAGTTAGGCATTATATTATTCCATTGTGTTGGTATCGGCATGATGATCCTTTATATTGTCTCTCGTACTTTAGATGCATCCATCTGTGCTTGTCTTGCAGCTCTAGCTGTAGCATCCATTGTATTACCTGCTAGACCCATACCTACTTCACCTGCATTCTGTATCTGATTATTAGCCAGCTTAGCTTGGTTAGCATAGTTTGCAGTGGTAGCTGCTTTCTCAAATCCGAACTTATCTCTTGCCATCTTTAGGTTCTCTCTGCCTAGTGTGTAGTTGTTGTAGGCATTGAATGCATTTACACCTAGATTAGCTAGACCCATGTAGTCTCCCATGCCACCAGCTCCTGAACCTTCAGAACCTTGTGTTGGATTGTTGATAGCATCATACACAGCAGCTCCTTCAGCTCCTTGCAGATATTGAGGGTCAATAGCTAGACTGCCTTGTGTGCCATCTGTATTAGTAAACATGTAGTTATTACCTTCTAATCCTCTCTTATTACCAAAACCAGTACCTAGATACTTATTAGCAGTTGCTTGCCATCCTGTTGCACCTTGTGGTGCTGTTGCTAGTCCATTAGTTTGAGTATTAGCCACTGTTGGTACTGTGGTATTCAGACCATACTCACCTGATACTAGGTTACTAGCTCTAGGCTGGCTAGCAGTTCTCATATTACCAGGAAGTTCTAGTGCTAATGCATTGTTACCTTGTATTGCTTTTATCCGTTGGATAGGAGTCATTCCTGCTAGTCCTGCCATAATTATATCCTCACTTTATATTTACATTAAAGCTATTAGCTATTTAGCTTTTCGATATTATATCATACTATCTAGCCTATGCTTAGTACATTCACTTTATAGTGTTGATCATAGTCATATATGTTTGTATTCATCTTCATTGACTTTACTAGATCCCAGTTGCACATGAAGTCTACGCTTGCTCTATATCGTTGTAGCTCAAATCCTTCTATGTATGCTTTAGCTTCTTGCATTCTAGATAATCTTTGTACTTCCTCTGTACTGAGTACACTTGCTATCATATCAGTATACTCATTCAGTTTATCTTCTGCTTCCTTTGCTTTCTCCAAGAAGTTCTGTGATTCCATTGCTAGTGCTGAGAATCCTCCTTCTAGTATTGAGTCTGCATATTGTGTTACTGCAGTCAGTAGTAGATCTGCTGAGAACACTACGGTTTTTAGCATATCCCCATTGAATTGGTTTGTGTATACTGCTACTATCACAGCTACTACTACTATCAGTGCTTTTAGGTAGGGATTGTCTACTGCAGCCAGTAGCATCTGTAGTGCATAGCCTATTGCCATTCCTATCAGTAGACCCTCTACTGCTGTCATGAATGCTGCTGATGTTGCTCCACCTGTGTACCATGTAAATATGAATATTACTATTGCTACAATTACTACTACAACTTGTATCAGGTTGAAGAATGCTTCCGTCTGGTAGTAGTCTAGATGCTGTATATCAGCAGCGTATGTTACCATTCTCAGTATCTGTGGGAATACTACTCCCTGCTCTATTGGTGTCAGCTTGTTCAGGAAGTATATGCTCAGTGGTATTACTATCGTATTGTCAGGAGATAGTACTTTGAATACTGTATCATACATTGCACCTTTGGTGATCAGTGTTATTGCTGACACATTATATACTCTGTATTCTACATAGTATGAGCTAGTCACTTGCTTTCGTACCCATGCATAGTATCTATACTTAGTCTCTGTATCTATTACATTACCTTCCTCATCTGGCACATCCTCTACTATTGCTATATCCCCTATACCACCTTCATACGTTCCTACTGGTACTCCAGTTCTTGATACTC